CTTAAGAATAACCAAGGCACAGAAGAAACTCGTGTGCGTCACATGGACTACGGTGTTGTATTAAGTTCATTCTTCTGGAGACGATTTAAAAACAAAGAAAACATTACATTCTTTGATCCAAACGAAGTACCTGACTTATACGAAGCATTTTATAAGAATACAGAACGATTTGAAGAACTATATCTAAAATACGAAAAGCGTAAAGATCTACGTAAGAAAACTATGAGTGCTGAAGAAGTATTCAAATCAGGCATTCTAAAAGAACGCACAGACACGGGGCGCATCTATTTGGTGTTTATTGATAATGTTATGAATCAAGGACCATTCGATCCTGAATATCATACTATCTATCAAAGTAACTTGTGCTGTGAGATCCTATTACCAACCCGTCCATTTAAGAGATTAGACGACGAGGCTGGACGCATAGCGTTATGTACCCTAGGATCTATCAACTGGGGATCGTTCCGTAATCCAGAAGACATGCGCCGTGCATGTCGCATATTACAACGCAGTCTATGTAATATTCTAGACTATCAAGATTTCTTATCCATTCAGTCTAAGTTAAGCAACGATGAAATCCAACCGCTAGGTATTGGTGTTACTAATCTTGCTTACTGGCATGCCAAGCGTGGTCTTAAGTACGGTGAGAAAGATGCACTACAAGAAGTTAAGACATGGATGGAGCATCAAGCATTCTACTTAACAGAAGCCACAGTCGAATTAGCCAAAGAGCGCGGGCCTTGTGTAGACAGTGCTAAGACTAGATATGGTCAAGGTACGTTCCCGTGGGAGCTTCGTGCCAAAGGTGTAAACCAACTGGCTGACTTTAAACCGGAGCTGGATTGGGAAGCACTACGTCTTGACATGAAACAATACGGTGTTAGAAATGCCACGCTGATGGCCATTGCTCCAGTGGAATCTAGTTCAGTGGTCATTGATTCGACCAATGGTATCGAAATGCCTATGAGCTTGATCACTGTTAAAGAATCTAAAGCAGGGTCGTTCATACAGGTGGTACCAGAGTATCATAGACTTAAAAACAAATATCAATTGATGTGGGAACAGAAGGACTGTGATGGATATCTTAAAACCGCAGCGGTATTAGCAGCTTATGTTGATCAAAGTATTTCAACTAACACATTCTATAATCCAGCACACTGGGCGGATCGTAAAGTACCAACAACATTGATTATTAAAAATCTCATGCAGGCACAGCTATGGGGTATTAAAACATTCTACTACAGTTTGATTAACAAAGCAGGTTCAAAGGCAATGGCAGAACCAACGCCAGAAGTACACTACAACGGTTTCCACAATGAGCGTGAAGTAGAAACATCCATTGACGAAGATTGTGAGGCATGTAAACTATGAGTCAAGCGCAATATAACCTAAACACCAAAACAGATTATCTCAATCGTAAAATGTTTCTCGACCCAGCCGGACCAGTTACTATTCAAAGATTTGAAGAAGTCAAATACAAAAAGATTGCAGACTTTGAAACAACAGCACGTGGTTTCTTTTGGGTCCCTGAAGAGATCAGTCTAAGCAAAGATGCTAACGATTTTAAAGAAGCATCGGATGCTGTCAAACATATCTTTACCAGCAACCTATTACGTCAGACTGCTCTTGATAGTCTCCAGGGTCGTGGTCCAAGCCAAATCTTTACGCCTGTGGTAAGCCTGCCAGAACTAGAAGCATTGGTCTATAACTGGACGTTCTTTGAAACTAATATTCATAGTCGCTCATACAGTCATATCATACGCAACATCTACAATGTTCCTAAAGATGTTTTTAACACCATCCACGACACTAAAGAAATAGTTGATATGGCCAGTTCAGTGGGGCAGTACTATGACAAGTTGCACATGATTAATTGCCGCAAAGAACTATTAGAAAACTTCCCAGAGCAGGAACATATCAAAGCTATTTGGCTAGCACTGAATGCATCATACGCATTGGAAGCGTTCCGCTTTATGGTGTCGTTCGCTACAAGTCTTGCTATGGTAGAGAATAAGATCTTTATTGGCAACGGAAACATCATCGGGTTGATCTTACAAGACGAACTGCTACACAAAGGATGGACCGCTTATCTTATCAATCAAGTGATCAAAGAAGATGAACGATTTGCCAAAGCTAAGATAGAATGTGAACAAGAAGTTTACCAGATGTATTTGGATGTTATACGTGAAGAAAAACAATGGGCAGACTACTTGTTCAACAAAGGGCCTGTGATTGGGTTGAACGCTAACATTCTTAAAGAATTCGTAGACTACACAGCAGTTGGTGCTTTGAAAGACATCGGCATCAAATATACCAATCCTGCACCTAAGGTAACACCGATTCCTTGGTTCAACAAGCATTCAGACACCAGCAAAAAACAAACCGCTCTACAAGAAAACGAAAGCACTAATTATGTTATTGGTGTAATGAGCGAAAATATTGACTATGATGCTCTTCCGGCTATATAATAAACATGTATAAAGCACAATTTAAAAGAAACTCACCTTACGAATCTTGGTCTACACTTGGCAGCTACGGTACAGAGCAGGCAGCTATTTCTGCAGCTTTGGCTAAAAAGAACCGCGGAGCATTGCTGGTGCGAGTCACAGACAAAAAAGGTGGAATCGTTTATTCAGGATAATATAGAATATGAAAGCAGTAGTATGGAGTAGAGATATGTGTGCCCATTGCGAGCAGGCCAAAGGCCTACTTAAAATGAAAGGCATTGAGTTTGAAGAAAAGAAAGTCGGACACGGATATACCAAAGAAGACTTACTAGAAGCAGTCCCAACAGCGCGAACAGTACCACAGATTTTTCTCGATGGAGAACTAGTAGGTGGATTTCAAGAATTAAAGAAAAGGTTAGAAAATGTTAATTGATAAAGGTGTATCAGTAGGTGAAGTGATTACTTTAAAACTCACTTCAGGAGAAGAGATAGTAGCTAGATTATCAGCAGAAACTGATAGTTTTTATAAACTATCACGCCCAATGGTCATAGCTATGGGTGAAAGAGGTCCAGGATTAATGCCATATCTGTTCACAGTGAATCCAGAAAAGGAAATTAAACTGTTAAAAACCACAATCACTGTCGCAGAAGCCACAGACAAGGCATTCGCTGACCAGTTTGTACAAAGCACTACTGGTATTAAATTAGTCTAGGAATAAGAGATGCCATACAGAACCGGACTGGGACCACCAATACTTGATGTATGGCGTGCCAATGATGTCTACGCAAATAAAAAATTAATAGCACTATGGGAAGAAGCAAGTCCTAGCCCAGCTATCGGTTCGCCAGAAGCTGTACAGGTTTCGTTGTCAATCACACAATCTGCAGCAGTGGCCACCAGTGCTGCTTTAGCCACCAGTGCCGATGAAGCTGAGGTGGGACTGAATGGGGTCGGTGAAGTACCACAGGAAGGGCCTTTGGAAAAAGTTGCACCAGAAGCCAATCCAGGTGCATACAGCACAGCCGGAGGTTTTCCAGCAAAATTAGATCCTAATGCAGATCCTAATGCTGTGTTTGCGGTGCTTTCTAAAAATATCGACACAGCGTTATCCGATGCTAGAGCAGGTCGCTGGAAAGAAACTGGCAGCAATCAATATATCATCAGCTGTTACAAGGCAGTGGGATTTAATATTAATTCAGATTCAACACCATGGTGTGCGGGATTTGCTGGATCAGTGTTAAAAGTATCTGGAGTGCAGAGTCTCAAAACTTTAAGCAGCTTGGCCTATAATGGTTTCGGTACACGAATACCACTAGGCGATAGAAGCAAATGGAGATTGAATGACATTGTGGTATTCAGTCGAGCAGGTGGTGGGCACATTGGATTTTTCCGAGGATACAATCCGTCAAATGGTACTGTTCTAATTGCAGGCGGTAATCAATCAGATAATCTTACAGAAGTAGGATTTAAAGCAAGTGGAATGCCAATCATATCAGTGTCTAGAGCGTGGAATGTGCCTGCAGAATATGATAGAGCAGTGACCTACTCAGGCAGTGCAGGATCCAGTGTCAAGGTAGTTTAATGAAAAAATTATTTTGGAACTGTCTTGGATTCCTAAGTTTAGGAATGGCCTACGTTGGAATTATCACTCCCGGAGTCCCTTACAGTATATTCGTAGTATTTGCCGCTTACTGTTTCAGTAAAGGCAGTGAACGTATGCATCGCTGGATCTACAATCACAAACTGTTTGGACCATTCTTAACCAATTGGAATACCAAGCGTGTGTTTCCAACTAAGATGAAATATTTTATGCTAGCCATGATGGGCTCTAGTTTAATTATAATGTTCTTTACTGGAGTTAAACCAATTGGGGTTATCAGTACTGCTGTGTTCATGGCCATTGTTGCTGTTTGGGCGTGGCGTTTTCCTGAAAGTATCGAAGAACATCAAAGAAGAATCAATAGCGGAGAAAAGATAGGATGGCTAAAGTAACATTAGAAGAACTAATTGATATCGCATTTGCGGTAGAAGAGGGTGACCCATTTGACTGGGGGTCATTTAAGCAAGGCAAGACAGAAGCAATGAAAATGATTGGAACAAGC